AGGTCCATCAGACCTTCATTGGCGTTAAACGTTGCCGCTGCGGTGCCGGTTATGCTGTTGACCCACAGGTTGTTGTCCGCGTAGCGATGGGACGAGTCGAACAAGGTCAGCGGGTTGCTGACCCGCACCCGCCCGAAGGCGTCTACGTTGGTGCCGCCGATAGAGACTGGGATGGGGGATGGCGTCGTCACAATTTGCCTTAGCAGTGCGTCGAGTCGGTTGAAGTACAGGCGCAGGACATTGTTGAACTGCTCGTGGTAACGCGACTCGTACGCAGTGGGCGCCAGGGGCAGATTGGGAGGCGCAGGGACGATTGCATCTTCAATGATGAAACTCATCTGCGTCCATCCGGCCTAATGTCGATCCGTGGTGCGCCAAGCTGCCACGTCGTGCCAAGCGTGTTGGAGTCGATCTTGAAGATCATCTGCCGCCCACGCACGCGGGTGTAAATCTGACCCGTGAATTCCTCGGTAATCACGTAGGTTGATCCCTTGACCACAGGAGCGCCCGCGCTGTCAATACTGCCAGAGCCCGAGTTGTACAGCCCATAGAGCGTCATGTTAACGGTGGCCGAGCCTGCGGTGGAGTTCTCAAACGTGATGTCAGGTAGCATCCGCCACACAAACCCGAAGTTGTGGCCATCACCGATGTCGAACTCAGACGACGAGATGTTGGCCAAGATCGGCGCGGGCGTGCCTGTTTCGTTGTCGTCTAGGCCCTGCTCGTGATTGACCAAAAGTCCCGTTTGCGTTGTGGAGTTATAGGTAGCCGCCATCGGGTAGTCGCGCAGGCCGGAATCAAGCCACGCTGTTCTGGCCATCGTGCCGTAATACCAGATTTTTTCGACGTAGTTGTAGACAACGTAGCGGTCCACCGTCGTAGAGTTGGCTGAGCAGTAGAACCACCAGACTTCGTTGAAGCCTTCGTTCGTACCGGCAAAAACCTGCGCCGCTTGTGCTTGGTTGAAGTTACTAAAAACATACCGGCGCACATCGCAGTTGAGTGTCTGCACTCGGCCATCGTAGGCGTAGAACTTATCCACGCCCATCCAGTACACCACGCCCGAAGCAATGCAAGCGGCGTTTTGTCCGACGATAGAAATATTATCGCCAAGAAGCTGCGTACCCCAAACAATCGGCGGCCCAAGGTATTGCAACGAGTACAGCGAGGAGTCGGTAAACACCACGATTTCCTGACGGGCCTGCACCGCAGTCACTATTTCTGAGCCGTGAGACAGGCGAACACTTCCAGCTTGGTTAGTAGCAACAGGCGTCCAGTCAAGCGCATCTTCCTGTGCTGACCATCGGATCAACATGGGATCAAGCGTCGAGGAGCCGTAGTCGTTGCAGCCAAAAGCAAGCACAAACCGATTCACGTCTGACACGAAGACGCCATTTTGTACGGTGGGTACATCAGATGCCCCAACAGCGGTGGCCAAGTCGTAGCCACGCACGCCAACACCGGTCGTTGCGTCCCAGTAGTAAATGCCCCCGCCACGAGGACCAAAAACCAAGTCTTCACCCCAGTTGTTTTGGCTCCAAAGACGGATGGCCGTGTTTGAAGTGCCGCCAAACCCCCAAGTCCCCGCACTCCATGCGCCCGCGCCCCATCCAGTAAGCGGGATGGCTGCGGCTGAACCGGTGTTTAACTGATACGCGGCAACCACCGCAGCGCCACCACCAGGAGAACCGGCGATGGCTGTGGCATTAGGCACTACAGAAATCGTGATGGTGTAGGTGTCAACGGTCAAAACCGTGACCTGAAACTCTTGATTTAGGACGGCGGCGGTCACGTTTGTGCCAACACCACCAATGTCCACTGCCCCACTGAAGGTTACAAAGTCCCCCGTGATACAACCGTGCGCTGTATCCGTAACCGTGACCGTGGTCGAGGCGGTCAGTGCAAACGGGTTGTTGTTGATCGTGACTGTTGCACGGATTGGCGTGATGTCAAAGTACGCACCGCCTCGCTCAATGTAAAACTTCAGGTTGGTACCGACACCCACCAAATTCAAACTGCCCAGCGTCACCCAGTTCCACAGCGAACGGCACACCCCAAGAAACGTGTTGGCCGAAATGCGCTGCCAGCCGCCAATCTTCTCCGGCGTGCCTTGACGGAAGCGAACCTTGTCGCAGTCATACCATCCACCCTCGGTGGTGTACCGCGTGTTTTCGCGGTTGACTCCGGGCTTAAACAGGATTTTCTGGAGTGGCATAACCGTATTCTCGTGTCAAGACAAGAAAAGGGCAATCTCTGCCTCGCGGCGTTTTACCAGACCCGGCAGGACTTTGCCACCACCCATCGTCCACTGGCGGAAAGCATCTGCCGCTCCGTTCCAGTCATCCCGGTTGGCCCGCATCCTGATCTGGCTGCGCTGCAAGTTGCCTAGCCCTGCATTGAAGGCAAAACTGACCAGAGCGTCAAAAGAGCCTTGACGGCCAGATACGCCGGGAACAAGTCGAAGAACACCACGTTCAAAAGTCCCGACATCATTACGGAATAGTTCGTCGATCTCCGTCTTAGTCCAGACACGGCTGTCCTCCGGCTTCAGGGGGAACTCGTTGCGGAGCATCCCGGTATACCCTTCTTTGCGGATGACCGGGAGCCTGATCTGCTCTTGGTACAGGACGTGGCCATAGCCAATCGTCCAGATGTGGGCAGGGCAAAGGTAGGGTTTACTCCTAAAGCCCTCATACTTGTGCATGAGGTCCTCGCCCGCCTTGCTCAGTTTCACTTCTTACTCCACTGGCGAGAACCGAACCAGTAGCCGATGATGCCCCCGAGGATCGCCATCTCATCAGCGGAGAAGATCAGGTCAGAGTACAGGATGATGTCATCCATGCTTTGGATGAGCGTCGGATGGTTCCACAGATACCACGCCATGAAGGCGTTGATGGCCACCAACTCAAAGACGAAGATGTAGGTAACCGTGGGCCGGACGGTGCCGGTGTAGTTAACCACCCACCGGGAAGCCTTGTCCATGATCTTCTGGTCGTGCGCCAGAGCCGCCTCGGTCATCCGGGCGTCGGTTTCCATCGCCACCTGCTCAGTGCGAATCTCCTCCATCCGTGCCTGGGCGGCAAAACCTGCTGCGGCCAGTTGAAGTTCGCGCTCGGTCTGAACCTGGGCTAGGCGCAACTCATGGGCTTGGTCTGCCTTGTTCTGGAAGTATTCAAGCAATTTGGGCAGGCCCGAGAGGAGCAAACCTCCAAGGGTGGAAAGAAGCGACAGCATCTCAGGCTCCTAGAGCAAAGAAGAACAGAAGCACCCCGACTGCCCCCACGCCAATGGAGGCGTAGAACAGGCTCAGGGTGACGGCCAGGATGGCCGCAGAGGACAGGACGATGGCCAGTTGCAGCGCCATGCCGGAGTAAGAGTAGTAGGAAGACTTGGCCTTGGCAGCGTCGCGCTTGGCTTCAGCAGCACGGGCCTTTTCCATGATCTCGTCCATGTCGGCGCGTTGCTTGGTGGCCTTCTGCTCGTTGTTGGTGACCTCGTAGATGGTCGCCCGGACGTTCTTGGCCTGATACCACGCCCACAGGTTGTTGGACTCTATGGTTCCATTGAGAACCGCAGAGGAGTTCCTTCCGGCAAAGTAATTTGTAACAGCAAGGAGTAGAGCAAGCAGGCTAATAGAAACCGCAGCAAGAGCCTTGACATGGGCCTCCCTCTCTGAACGGCTTGCGCCTTCCGGCGGCTTCCTGAAACTCATTGCTGTACCTTGTCGAGTAAGTAGTAACCCACCCCAATCAGGGCGACTGCCACGAAGGCAATACCTGCCCCGTACTTCACATTGAGCATGAACTCTTGCTGCCGCAGTTTGTGCTCACGCTCCTTCTTCTCGCGCTCCTTCTTCAGCCGGATGCGCTCCATGATCATCTCGTTGTAAACGCTCTCACCGTAGTGAGCGACGATCAGAATCTTGAGTTCGTACTCCTGCTTGATCAGCGCCTGCTTGTGCATCGTGATCTGCAAGGCTTCCTGCTCAATGCTGTCGTCGTGCAGCAGCCGCTTGAAGACCGAGGGCTTTTTGTTGGCCTTCTCGTTGGCTAGGCGGTTGAAGTCACCAAAGGCGCCGTACCATTTGCCAATCTGACCAGCAACGTCCTGTATCTCGCGGCCCGTGGCGACGAGTTTCTTAACGGCTCCAAACGCGGCATTCGCTGCTGAGACTGCCGCAAGAATGCCAGTGATAGGCTCCATTTACGCCTCTACAGGAACCTTGATTTCCGCCGTGATGACCGCCGTGGAAGTGTCCCGGTCAATGGTCATGTAGCCTTGGCAGCAGATGTTGTAGTCCTGCCCGTTCTCGTCCTTCTCGCTCTTGACCGGCACGGAGATGTCCAAGTTCTTGAACAGGAACTCTTTGCCGTTCTCAAACACCCGCCACACATGATCCATGCTGCCCCGACCGGGCTGTCCTCGGCTCTTGTTGAAGCGGATGCTGTACTTGTTCATACGATCTCCGCAGCCGGTGCAATGCAGGTGTTGAAAGGTGCCCGAATCAGCGGACGCAGACCGATGTTGAAATGGATGAACTTGATGGGCTTGTCCGACTCATGGCGCGAGAAACTGTGCGGCAACCACGCGTTCGTAAACATCAGCATCCCCGGCTTGGGCGTGAAGTGAATGGAGTTGCTCGCAAACGTAGCGTCTGCCGCATTCTTCTCGGCCCACGAGATCATGGGCTTGGCAGGACGCGGGTCGTGAAAAATAACCTTGGAGCAGTTTTCCGGCGTCTCAAGGAAGTAGAACCCAACAATCTGAGAGCCCGCGCCGTGCGTGTGCTGCTCCATCGCAGAGTGCTTGTAGTGCTCTTGGCACCACATCTCTGAGAAAAAAGTCTCAAAGTTCTCTAGGTTGTAGCCCTGCTCATTGAGAATGTTGTAGGCAGTCCCTCCAACATAGTATTGAAACGGGATGATTTCAGGAATATCAAATAGATTGCCGGTCATGTGAACCGGGTAAATCTCATTGAGTTCTTTCTCAGTGCGGATTTTGGCAAGCGCCTCTTCTGCCACCTTTGAAACTGGCTCAAGAAACTCAGGCTTGTCGATCTGATAAATGGCCGTGGGGAAGTAGATGTTGGCCTGTACTACATCTTGTTTGGCTTCGTTCGCTGCACACATATTGGCTCCTTACCAAGAGTAGACAATTATCAGACCTTGAGCACCTGCTCCACCCGCGCCGGAGGAGCCGGAGGTAACACCGGCGCCGCCGCCCCCTCCGCCACCATAAATGCCACCCCTTCCGCCCGCGCCTGATAAGCCTCCTCCACCACCGCTACCACTTAAAGTCAATCCTTGACTTCCTGCTTGGCCGACAGCCCCGCCGCCGCCCGGAATGTATGAGCCCGTGCTTCCCCCACTAGCGCCACTCCCAGAGCATCCGGAACCGCCGCCGCCGCCGCCCGGTCCATAAAGTGAACTACCGCCGCACAGATACGCACCGCCACCGCCGCCGCCATACTCAGAATTTCCACCATAATAACAACCATAAGCAAGTAAACCGGCACCTCCTCCACCAAAAGATACATTGTTTGGTTCACAATTGCCGCCAACGGCTAAAGTTTTAGCCAACCCTCCACCAGCCCCACCGCATACAAAATTTGCGCATAAAAGACCCCCAGAACCACCGCTGCCGCCTTGTGCAGTTAAATAATTTCCAAAAGAACTAGACCCCCCACAAGAGCCACCCAATCCGTCGGTATTTGTTGTTCTGGCAGCGCCACCATTTGCGCCTGCGCCAACAGTTATTGTCACTCGACAAATAATACAAGCAGCGGGTAAAACAAAAGTTACTCGACCGCCCGCTCCACCACCCCCTCCACCGGAACGGTTTGGAGCACACGGGCAACACGCAACAGTATTTCTTGCGCCGCTACCACCACCTCCTCCACCGCCCCATGCACATATTTGAACAAATGTGGCATTTGCAGGCTTGATCCAAGTCCCAGATGAAGTAAATATCTGAACCCGAGATGTTCTCTCGGTTACTTGCAAATCAAATGCGGCGCGTTGGTTGGACTGAGTCATTGTTTACTCCGCTTGTGCAGGAGTATCTTCCGGGGGTTCGGTAAAAACTCCGTTTTCGTGTTTCCAACCAATACCGCAAATAATACCCTCTGCTTTGACAATAATCCGCCCTTCTGGCGGCGACCAAGCAGAAGCCTCATCCCACACAATGATGTTTTCGACAATGTTGTCGGAGTTTACGACTGCATAATTTGGCATCATCAAACCTCACCAAGCAAAAATTTTAACTGCACCAGAGCCGCCATTGCCTCCGGCTCCCCCAGTTGTACCAGAACCGCGACCGTAGCCACCACCGCCACCGCCACCTCCAAAGTTTCCACCAGTTCCGCCGCTGCCTGCTGTACCAGAGTTGGTTGCAGCACCTCCACCGCCCCCAGTTCCACTGCCATTGGCTCCAGTAGTGCCATTTGAACCATTGCCACCCGGACTGGTCCCCCCCGCCGCGCCGCCGCCAACACTGTAAGAGTTAGTGGCCCCCCCGGCGGCACCATTTTGACGGGTTCCGCTACACGCGCCGCCGCCTGCGCCGCCGCCTGCGCCACCATAAATAGATGATCCTCCGGGACGAGCAATAGTGGTACGACGGCTTGAGCCACCGGCCGCACCACCCCACTCCGCATTACCGGCGCAACTAGTGGCAACCGACCCGCCGCCTCCGGTACTAACATTGTTTTGTCCGCCGTTACTGCAAGCACCGTATGCGCCTGCGACTCTTGGCCGCCCCCCTAAACGACCATTGGTGTTGCCCACCAATCCGACTGATCCGCTTCCCCCACCACTGCCACCGCTTGGGCAGTTACTTGCACAAACGCGTCCTACTGATCCTCCGCCACCGCCATACGCAGTTATGTACGAACCAAAAGAAGAAGCCCCGCCAGAACCGCCTGCAACGGTTGTAGCGCCGCCCGTGCCTGCGGCGCCAACAGTAACCACTACTTGGCAAGTGATGCAAGCAGCACGGAATGTGTTGTTTATTCTTGCGCTACCTCCGCCTCCGCCACCACCAGTACCGGTAGTGCTAGTAGATGCGTGTCCGCCTCCGCCTCCGCCTCCGCCACCCCAAACACAGACACGAACCCAACTGATGTTAGGAGGTTTGACCCAAGTGCCCGAAGATGTGAAGACCTGAAGATTGGCTTCAGGCCCAGTTGTTTGGTAGTTAAAGGCTGATGGTTGTAAAGACTGTGCCATCTGTATTCCTTACCAAGAGACAACAATCACGCCGCCTGCGCCGCCTGCGCCGCCTGCGCCACTTGCACCTCCAGAGGATGAGCAATATAAAGCACCGCCACCGCCTCCGGCGCCACCAAACGGCCCTCCCGCACCACCCGCACCTGCGGTTACTCCTGCTCCACCATTGGCATTACCGCCATTACCGCCGCTGCCGCTGCCGGATGTTTGCAGAATACCTGCTGTACCGGAGACGCCCGCACCTGCGGTATTCCCGCCATCGGTGCCGCGAGCATACTGAGCCGTTCCGCCGACTCCACCGGGTTTATTGATGGAACAATCTCGGTTTCCACCGCCGCCTCCACCACCGCCGCCAAAAATAGACCCGCCGCCACCCGGGCCACCAGTACCGCAAATTCGTATGCTTCCACCACCAGAGCCGCCACCACGCTCGGCGTTTGTTCCGGCGTAGTTGCCCCCAATAGAACCGGCGCCTCCGCCGCCAATGTTGCAGCCGCAGGAGGTTAACCCCCAGTTTCCATTTAGACGCGCTCTTGGAAATCCGCCGTTGCCTCCTGCGGTCGTACCGGCACCACCAGTGCCGCCCCCTGAGCCGCCCCTATTAAAAACTGAGTCTGTACCCTCCCCACCACCGCCACCATAAGAGGTCAAATAAGACCCAAAAGAAGAATTGCCTCCGGCAGAACCGTTGTTCCCAGTGCTAAACCCGCCACCGCCATAAGCAACACCAGTCCCTCCTGTGCCACCTGCCCCTACTGTTACTGCGACAGTGTTGGGCAGCACGGATGCGGGCCAAGTCAAAGAGGCTCTTGCACCTCCGCCACCACCTGCGCCGCCCGGAACATCGTCACCTGAAGTATTGGTGGCATAGCCGCTGCCACCACCACCCCCTCCGCCCCATACACAAACACGGACGATGTTTACACCGACAGGCTTAACCCAAGTGCCCGAAGATGTAAATACCTGCACATTGACCGATGGGCCAGTGACTTGGTAGTTAAATGCTGCGGGTTGGTTGGATTGCATCTCAGTAGTTTCCGCCGAATGCAGACAGAGCAATAGCGATGTTGGTGCCGCCTGCGGCAACCGTCAAGCCACCGTAGATACGGTAACCAGCAGGAAGGTTCAGGCCACCAGTGGGCAGCGTCAGCGAGTAAACGGTCAGGGCAGAAGTGCCCAGAGCCGTCACAGCCGTAGCCGGAATGGCGACCTCACCAATGAAGATGTTGTTGCCCGCCGTGGTGTTGGCTGAACCATTGTTGGCCCAGAAGCGAACCACCGTAGCAGCAGAAGTGCCCGAAGCGGTTGCGCCGTTGGTTGAGGCTAGACGGCAAAAAATGTTATCTACACGAGCGCCATCAGCGCCTGCCGTGAAGACAAGTGCCAAGGCTGTGCCCGCCGTTTCAGTTCCGTCGAACGCTTTGGTGTTGGTCATCGCCGTACTGACGATGGCGTTCAGAGAGCCCGCATTGGGCGTCTGAGCAAATACCGGGGTTGCAGTGACTGCCATGATCAGAGTCCTCCGAAGTTAGTGGCAAGGAAAATGTTGGAACCCGTACCGCCACCGCCTGATGCGGCGATGGTAATCGAACCCGTACCGTTTGTGATACTGATGCCGGTTCCTGCGGTTAGGGTCGCTTTGGTCAACGTGTTGCCTGTGGTGTTACCAATCAACAGTTGGCCGTCGGTGTAGGTTGTCTGCCCAGTGCCGCCGTTGGCAACACTGAGCGTTCCGGCAAGCGTGATGGCACCAGTCGTTCCGGTACTAGGCGTAAAGCCCGTGGTTCCGGCTGAGAAGGATGTCACACCACCCGTAGATGCAGCCCAAGATGCAGTCGTGCCGTTGGAAGTTAGCACGAACCCGTTGGAGCCGATGGGCAAACGAGTGGCGCTGTTGGTTCCGTTACCAATGATCAGGTCGCCCGTCGTCGTGATAGGCGACAGAGCGTTGAAGGCGGCGGAAGCGGTTGTCTGCCCCGTGCCGCCATTGGCAATTGCCAACGTGCCGTTTAATTTGGAAGCATCATCTGTTGCAACCAACTCAAAGTCAGTGCCGTTCCAGGCTACAAGTGCCGCCCGAGCAGCCGAAACAGTAACTCCAGTCGTTGGACCAACCCCAACAATCTTTACGTCCTGCGATGTCGAAGTATTGTTGAGAAGCAGATAGACCTTGCTTGCCGCCGGAACGGTGATCGTCAAGGTGCTTGCCGGGTTTCCCGTGCAGTTGATGATTTGGTACTGGGAAGAACCAGTTGAGCCCGAGCCTGCCTGAGTCAGCGAAGACGCAGTGGTCTTGCTCAGGGTAACCGCCGTCTGGCTCCCGCTAATGGTTTGAGTACCGGCTACAGCGGCATCAAGGTACTGCGTGATGTAGTCGTTGACCGTGTCGCCCCAGGTGCCGGATAGTTCACCCGTAACCGGAAGGGCAAGGCCCAGAAGGGAGGTGTATGAGGTGGGCATCTAAGGCTCCTACGTCGTCGGGATAACCGTCCACCCGGACGATTGCACGTTGTTGATATTCTGCCAATTGGCAGTCTGAATGTCATCCACAGGTTCCCAAAACCTGCGACCCGTAATTGAGTCTGTTGCCGTTGCAGTTTCTTGAATAGCAGCAAAGAACCGTGCTTCAGCGGAAACTGCATCTGCCCCCGTCGCGGTTTCAGTAACCGCGCTCTGGATGTTGTGGTTTGTACTGACCTGATCCGTGCCGGTAGCAGTCTCCGCCACCGCGCCCTGAATTTCCTGACTTGCATTGATGCTGTCCGCACCAGAAGCCGTTTCTTCTACTGACCCATAGAAGGCAAACGCTGCCGATACTTCGTCTGCGCCGGATGCCGTCTCGCTGACCGCCGCGTTGGGGTTAAACAGGGCAAGAACTTGATCCAAACCGGAGGCAGTTTCTGAAACCTCCCGGTTGTATTCGGCCTGAGCCGCTACGCTGTCTGCGCCGGAAGCGGTTTCCGCAACGGATCGGGCGTATTCTGCACCGGCAACAACTTGATCTGCGCCAGTGGCCGTCTCGCTGACGACCCCGTAAATCTCGACTACCCCGGCAATTGCATCAGTGCCGGTGGCTGTCTCTGCTACAGAGGGCTGAACCGAAGCCGAAGCGGAAACGGAGTCAACACCTGTCGCTGTCTCAGCGACATCGCGGTCATATACCGATTCACCCCAACCGGCCTGACCCCAGGTGCCTGAACCCCATCCGCCTTCGGCCACGGATCATCCTTTAGGCGGACAGGCTGAAGGTGTACGTCACATTCAGAATGTCGCCAGAAACCACCGAGCGGTCGCCGGGGGCAGAGAAGTCAGCCGCCGAGAACAGCGTGCCGGTCGTGCCGCCCTTGGTGTTGTTGGAGGTCAGGAACGCTCCACCAACCGTCGTCGTACCGTTGATGGTGAACACGGCCTTGCTTGCGGTGTTGGTTACCACAGAAGGATTGGCGTTCGTCGCAGCAGCAAGCGTGGCAGTCGGACGGTTGGCTTCGCTGTAGTCAGTCACTTCCGTCCAGCCGATGTGCGAAGACATAGTGTCTCCGGCAGCGGGGCTGTTGGTAGAACCCGAACCATACAGACCCAGATACCAAGTGGTGATCTGAGAAGTTGAGGTCAGGGCAGAGCCTGCCATGTACTGAAGACCGACGTTGACCACAAGGTTGGGAGTCTCAGCAACCCACTTGAGGTTGCCGTCCTTGTCGTAGCACTCAACGGTGTACTTGCCCGTTGCCTTTGCGCCCTCAGACGATCCGGTGTTGGCAATCAGCCCACCGCCAACGATGTCAGTGGCCTTGGCCTTTTCGATGCTCATTTGATGCTCCTATGCAATGCGGATAATCGCGTTGGTGCTGTCCGCAACGGGGAACTGCACCTGAAAAGACGTGACAGCAGTTTTATCGCCGCCAAAGTCCAACACACAGACGGTCGGATTCCCGCCGCCAACCTTATAAATCAGCGCACCACGGCAAGTAAACGACGCCGGGTTCCACGTAGCGTTGGCAAACGACAAGTACGCAATCGTGTTGTTGGGATTAGTGCCCGTTGTGGGCTGCACAGAAACCGTAACAACTTCACCGCCTGCCGTGTAACCACCACCGGCAGGGACTTCGCTTGCTGTCGTGTACGCAGCCGTAGTCGGCCCAATACTGGCACCACCCGTGTAGAGCGCCATTTTGAACGTGTCAGTGCTGAAGTTGAACTGGCCAGAGGCCAAGCCCACCTTGAACTGATTGGTTGCACCCTGCTCGATGGGCATTACTGGACACCCCTATTCTGCGGCAGCGGCTGAACACGAGCCTGCCCGCTGCGGTACGCATCGCTGCGCTCCAGACCATCGCCCAGACGCTTGGCCATCGCTAATGCTTCCATGTACTTTTGGTTGTACACGCCCATCATGTCTTGCTCACCCTTCATGTAGGTGTAGGCTTCGACGAGCGAACCGTACAACAGCACAGAGTCAAAGTTATCGCCCAACCACGTACGCCCGTTTGCTGCCACCGTGATGGACTCGGGGTAGTAGTAATAGTGCAACTCGATGGTGTACGAAGCGTCTGGCGTAGGGCCAAGGATAAAGCTGAGTTCGTCTTCGTTATCTGAGCGCGGGCCAAAGATAGCGTAATACCTAGGAATCGCCTTGTCCGTGTTTGGATTTGGATACGCCTGCCGGATAAAGTTCACGTCCTTGTTCAACAGGTACTCATACGACCCATCAACGGCAACCGCCGCCATTGAGTACACCGACAAAAAATCGGATGGGCACTGAAGATACTTGTTGTTGGCCGTTGTCGTACCAGTGACGTTTTTACGCAGTGACGGAAACTGAACCGAGTTGTAAATGCGCTGCTCAGCCTGACGGACGAACACCGGAACTTCCGCCTCAAAGGAGGAATCCTGATTTTCCGTATAGGCGATGATCGCCGCTTTCAACTCGGTGTAGTTCACGCCATCGGTCCCCTGGCCATCGTGCCCTTGGTAGCGCAGCCAGTACCACGGATTTTGATACCCGAAGTCTTGGTCGGCTTGTACTCGTTGGAGTGCATGTTGGCCACAGACACGTCCATGCGGAGTGCCTGCTTGATGTCGTCAGCGCCAACAACCGGTGTAGCCACCGGCTTGGGAGTCTTGTAGGTTGCCATGTCAGACACCTTTCTGCTTACGGCCAGGGTTCATCTGGTTGGCCACCTTGGCCAGACCACGACCCATCTTGAGCATGTCGCTGTTGGTTTTGCCACCAGCACGCATCTTTTTAGCGTGCATGCGCTGCTCGTGCGCCTTGACTTCGGCCTTGGCCACTTTCTTCATCGCATCCATTTTTCGCTCCTATGCCGTCACAACTGTGACTGTACCAATTTGAATCGTTAACACCAAGTTATTTGGTGTCAAACCTGCATCGGGGCCACGTGAACCACCAACCGGATTCCAGCCCCACTGAAAGTCCCGACTGCCTTCACTCGGGAAACCCACCGCTTCCTGCGTGGTTGCCGTCGTGTCCACAATCTGCAGCCCCGTATTTCCTGACTGCACGTAACTCAGATCAGGACGCGGGTTGCGCAAGCCTTGCGGGTCATCGACCGGGTACATGCCCAACTGCAACTGCGGTTGGTCGGGATCCCAGCAGACCGGGCAGACCAAGAGGTTGTAGGTCTTGGTCTTAACAACTTCCTTGCGCAGTTGCGTGAGCTTGAACCGAAAGTCGCAGCGGTCACACTGCGCAATCGCATTCTTGCCTGACGCAAACCGGTTGCCCATTTAGGTGCCGCTCCCGATGTACATCTGCCGGGGCACGAACCGCACCGCTGCCTTCTCTTGATCCTCGCCTGCGGCGATCATCCATGCCTCGTCGTACTGTTCTTTAAGCACTTGCAATCGGCTCAGCCCATCAGGCACTTTCAGCGCGATGTAGTACGCCAGACCGGCCACGAGGCAGGGCAGGAAGCGGAACGGCACGTCCATCGTCTTAATGCCACCGCCTGCATCCTGCAAGCGGCGCAGCCTCCAGTACACAAACTGGTAAGTCGTGCCCGGATTGGGCGTTGGCCACACCGTGATGCTGTTCTTCTGCGACAGGATGATGGCTGCGCCAGACGAATGACCTGCAGCGGTCGTACCGGCTTGGCCACGGGCACAGTTCAACAGCAACGCCGGGTTGCCGCCACTAGCGGGCTGCACCTCGTTGAACGCAATCAGTTCGTTGTCGATCTTGATGAAGCCCGCGTTGGGCACACCGGCGAGCGATGTAATGGGGATCGACGTGGTGTTGTCCAGTATGGTGGCCTGCAGCGTCCCGGCAAGCACGGAGTCCTGGCCCGACAGCTTCTGAATCCAGACCTGAATGGGTCGGCCTGTGATCAGCTTGTTGGGGATCGTGGCGTAGGTGCTGACGCTGATCCGGGTGATGGTCAGGTCAGCCTGATTGTTGGGGACGTTGGCGTTGGTGCGGATGACGTGATCGAGCAAATCCACCGTGTCGTCCGGCAGCGCGTAGGTCGGCTGACCAGTAGCCAGGGTGATGACGTTCTGCTCGAACGTCCACATGTTCACGCCCCGGTTGCCCCAGTCGGCAAAGAGTAAGTTCAGGCTGCGACGGGCCGTGCGCAAGTCATAGCCGGTACGCATCTCGCCACCGGCACGCTCAAAGGCTTCCTCGACAATCTCATTGAGGTCGAGGTCAAACGCAGCTACGCCTGAAGTTGTCACGTCGGTACGCCTTAAATCATTGTTGAAGGCAGGGGGCCAATCTGTTGGCTACCACCAAAACCGCCTCCAATACTTCCCCCACCAAACATGGAAATGTTAGGGCGTCTGCCGCCACCCATCATTGGGTTGAAACCACCACCAAAGCCCCCGCCGTAGCCACCCCCCATGTAGGGATTAAAACCACCGCCAAAGCCGCCGCTCATATACGGGTTAAAGCCGCCACCGAAGCCGCCGCTCATCATGGGATTAAATCCACCCCCAAAGCCGCCGCCCATCATGGGATTAAAACCGCCGCCCATGTAGGGATTGAAGCCGCCGCCAAAGCCGCCATCAAAACCGCCACCGAAACCGCCGCCGAAACCGTTGCCAAAACCGCCCATCATGGGGTTGTAGCCCATGCCGTAGCCACCCATGCTGTTGAACAGACCGCCAATTCCACCCATAAAAGGGTTGAACCGACGAGGTTGCTGCATCTGGGGCTGCTGTTGCGCGGGAGAAGCCGCAGAAGGTTGCTGAGAGGGAATTGGTCTCTGGGGTTGAGTTATTGCGTCAAGATACTCCTGCGAAACTGGTACAAATGGACGACCATCCGTAGGCCGCTGCAAACGCGGATTGAGCACCGTCTGCCCATCCACATCCATAGAGCCGCCGCCCCGCAACCAGTCGCGTTCAGCCGCTGCCATCACTTCAGGGGGTGTTCCAGGTGCGAATAACATTTTTAATCCCTTTACCTAAACCGTGCGGTCTTCTTAGCGATGGCCTTGGGTTGCGCTACGAACTGCTTGCCGGAGGCTTTGCCTGCTCGCTTTGCTCGGGTTGAGGCGGCGTACTCTTGGGGCGAGAGAGCTTTGATCGCAGCTTCTGGAAGGTATCGCTCACCAGTTTTACTAGACGGTTTACCACTTTTGGTTCTCCACTTCTGGTCAGTCCAGTCCTTCAGCGACTGCTGAGGCTTCTTCATTTGCCCAACTTCTTCAAAGTCTGAGCAAACCGTGCCCGCTGACCCAACTTGCCCGGAGCCTTAGCAGCCTTGGCAAGCGTCTTAGCGGGGATAGTCTTGCCTTCCTTGATGCCAAGCGACTTGCGCAAAGCACCGGGCTTCTTGATGGCCTCTTGGATGAATTTGCCACCCTTGGCCATGCCACCCTTTTTCGCGGCTTCAACACCACGACCCTTGAGGATGTCAGCCTGGGTAACCTTACCGTCGCCGGTCAGATCGGGAAATTTACTAGCCACGGTAACCTCCGCCCTTAGCCTTGTACTGCTTGGCCAGAAGCTGCGCCTTGCGGGCGCTCCACTGACCTGCCGCCGTGCCCTGCGTAGCCTGCCCTTTGATCTTGTTGAACAAAGCCTTGCGCATACCGGGCTTGGTGTAGTTGCCCGCCTCGTTGACCTTGGACTTGGTGGTCCCGCCTTCGGCGTACATGTCAACGTCGTTCGGGTCATCCTTGCGTCGGATGACCTTCTTCTTGGGCATCTTGGATGGGGCGATTGCCCCCATCCCCCGGCTGGGCATCATGTCAGCAGGTCTTTCCGCCGCGCTTCATGCCCAGAGGCTTCGATGCGGCCATCTTGACCATCGTGCCCTTGGTCTTGCCCTTGGTAGCCATGCCATCGCGGCTAGGAGCAGCGGTCTTGACGGTGCCCATCTTGGCGGTCGTGATGCCGCCGCCAGCCATTTTCTTCATGCCCTTCATTTCGGATTCCTCATGTTTGATCATTGAACGGGGAGCACCAGCCTTTTTCATGAAGCCGATCTCCTTCTTCACCATCGCCTTAGACTCTTTCATCTCGCCACCTTCTTTGAACTTGCGGCCTTTGTCCGCTTTCAAGAACTCTGCCCCCACTGACTGAGGGACACCCGCTTTCTTGGCGAACTTGGGGTTGTTGGCCACCGCCGCCATGAACCTGTGCTGCTTACCGCTAACTGAGGGCACTTCTCTGCTCCTTCATGTAGGCGTCCAGCTTGCCTTCAAGACGATCCAACCGAGCAATCACCCGGTTCATATCGTCGTGTACGTCCGACTTCGTGACGTACTCCTTGGCGATCTCCTCCCGCGTGCGGTTGAGAAGTATCTGAATACGCTTCACCTCGTCCGCATGCGACTTGATCACCCACAAGATGATCGCCGACAGGAAGGACAGGATGATGTTCCATATCAGCAGTTCCATGCCCGAAGACTCTTGTTAATCCTCGAATTCGGATCTTTTGCGGTTTTTTCGCTCGTCAACTTCTTTTTCATCCCTTTCATACGGGCGCAAAAAGAGTCGCGGCGTGGCCCGCCCTCCGGCTGTGGAGCCTTCAGTCCGGGCTTCCCTGGATTCGCGGCGTTGTAGGAGGCTCGCCCCTTGGCGTTCAAGCCGCCCTTGGGGTTCTTTCCTTCCTTGCGCTGCCATGCCGGGGACTTAGCCATAAAAGATCGTCGTGGTGACGTTGCTGACCAAGCCAACGTAGATACCGTTCTCGGCCAGGATGCCCTCACCGGGAATGATTACGTTGAACGCTGTCGAGTTGTACGAGTCGGCCTCCAACAAGAGATCGGCGTACATGGTCACCGCAGGGCTTCCAGTGATGGTGCCCGAAGCAGTGTCCGTAACCGTGAACGTGTTGGCGTTGGATACCGTCACAGCGTACACGTTGGTCGTCGCCGTGCCGCCAGTGCCTGCCGAGAAAGACAGCCACACGCGGTCGCCAGTAGCGAGTCCGTGCGCAGTGATGGTCACCGTGACTGTATTGGTCGAACGACCGTACGTGCCGGTCTGAGCCAGATTGTTGGCGTACACCGTGTTGCGCGTGGCAGCACTGGCATTAGCCGAAACAATCGCACCCTTGAGACGCGTACGGTAGGTGACCGCTACACCAGACGCCGCCATGTGCGCTGATTTAACGTCGTATTGCATCGCCATCTTTTTGCTCCGGTTCTGGTGCGTCTAACCTGTCTAATAGCATCCTGTAGGCTTGAATCGTGGCTTGAGCCTGGATTTGGAAGGTCACTGCCTTCTGCATCTCACGCTCAAGCTCAGCGACTTCAGCCTCCAAGAATTCCTTGGTTATCTGCATCAGGGCGTGAAGGTGGCGTAAGCGGGGACGTAATAGGGCGTGCCGCCAATGGTCACCTTGATGACCTTAGAAGGCGATGCAGCCACCGCACTGGCAGTAGGCGCAACCGTAGCCGCAGGGCCAGTCTCGATGTTGATCAGGTTCTGAACTTCACCGGTCTGAGAGCCGCTGTCGGTCACGCGAATGAACGAAGAGGCCGCGCCCAGAGTGACGTTGGTGCCGTAGTCGGTGTCCAGTTGCAGAACAGCCAACGTGCCGCCAGGAGTGGTAGCCGTGCCGCCCAGCGTAGCGCGGATGGCGTTGGCCGCACCAGAGATGGTGCCCGTGGTGTTGATCGACGTGCTGATGTGCGCGCCATTGATCGTGCCACCCGTTGCCGCACCTGCGCCAGTAACGACGGAGAACGCACGCAGCGTCTCGCCAGAACCAGTCGAGGTGAATGCCAGACGGTTATACGACAGACGGGTGTCGCCCGTGGTAGCCGAAGTCGTGGCGTACGAAGAGTTGATGTTGCCCGCTGTGGTAACAGAAATGGGGTTAGAAGCGGTGCCGCCAATAAAGCCGTTGTTCGATACAACTGGCCCGCTGAAGGTCGTGGTTCCCATGGAACACTCCTCAAATTGCGCTCGCTGTCTGTGAGGTCAGTCCGCCAAGCCGGTCAGCAAGCAGGGTTGAAATCTTGGGACTTGCGTATTTATACACCGGGGCCTGGGGCAGCGTCAACGTATTTAAAGCACCAGCCCTTCAAAGGCCCCCGAGTTAAGGGTTTGCCTGATTTCAAAGCGCGGTTAACTGTGGGGGGTTTGAGGTCTAGGGCTTCCCGCAGCGCCTGAATACTGGGATATGTCGTGACGCTACCGGCAGCGTCACACACCGCCACTGCCTTGCTGACCTTGGCGCCGTGGTCGGGCCGCTTCTTGCCGTACCAGAAGTTGCCTTCGCCAGACAACGTGGCGCTGATCTTGGCTCGAACTGCGGCGGGTTTTGGTTTGCCGAGTAAGGCCGCACGAATGCGCTTTTTAGCATCGTCGCTGTGCAAACGCCCCGCCCAGTTTTGCGCAGCCAGTTCTTCAGGCGTTCGTTTACGCCCCCAAGTCGGACTTGACTCACCGCCCACACCGAGCATGGGGGCCGTTGCGTCCACTCCAATGTTGTAGCAGTAGTCTTGGCCAACGTGCTCCTTGAGCCAACGGTTCTCCGCTGCAAGAAGGTCGGCGTCTAGCGCAAGTTCTTCAACCACGACAAAGACAAACGCCTGTTCGCCGTACTTGACCCATGCCGCTTGCAAATGGCGGTTGTTGTGCTTGCCGGTACGCAACTCGGAAAAGTGGCGCGTCTTGCGGCGCTTCAGGTCTACCGCGCTACCGACGTAGAACTTGTTGTTGACGACGTTGATGATCTTGTAGATGCCTCGTGCCATGTGGTGCTCCTCGACTTAGACACAGGTAACGCTGCCTGCGATAAGCCAAGTGTACCATAAACCGAACAAGTAACACAACAAACAAAACAAAGGGGGCCGAAGCCCCCTCTGCAACCCGCATAAATGCTAGGTTTTGGCTTAGGCTCCAGCCGAGCCCCAGACTCCGAGCGGGTCACTCCATCCGAAAGAATAGCGCTCGCGGGCCTTGTAGCGCACGTTGCCGGTGTCGAAGTCACCATCCATCGAGGTGCCCATAGCGACACGCTCGAAGTGCTTCAGACCGTTGGGCACGTCCGTGGTCAGGAACCAGGCGTTAACGTCGGTCAAGAAGTGGTTGACGGTGAAGCCACCGGGGATCGCACCCATCTGCTTGATAGCGTTGATGTCGTTATCAGCAGTGGCCACGCGCAGTTCGGTGTCAAGCAGACGCTTGGCAACGAACATCAGGCTGGGCGGAATGACCAGCTTGACCGGCTTGGCGGCGATCAGCAGACCGCGTTCGTCCGTCCACGCAGCGATTTGAATCACAGCGTTTTCGAGCGACGTCTCGTTCAGGTCAACACCAACGGTCGGGCTGTTGTAGTTCACACCACCGGAAACCAGGGGGTGACCCACGCGAGTGGCCGAAGAGTTGACGCCGAACAGCGACACGCCGTCACCACCGGGGTAAGCGCCGTTGAAGCCGTTGTTCAGAACGGCAGCGGCCTTGACCTGCTTGGTGTAGGACATCGCACGGGCCAGAGCCTTGGTGTAGCGGGCAGACAGACTGTCATACAGGTTGTCTTCCACCGCTTCCTCGGTGATCGAGAAGCCAAGGGCGATAGTCTCGTGGTTGTAACGAGCGGTGAAGGCTTCCTGCGCATTGTCATACGCGATGGCCTGACCTTCGTTCTTCA